CAGAAGCAATCTCATTAAACAAGTCAATACCCGGACGAATTTCGTCGTTGGCAAAGTCAAAGTCAAAGAGGTCAGTGTTTAGCTCTCGCAAAAGGTCTTGGGCATATTGATAAGTATCTTGGCGGGTCTCTACAGTGAGAGGGTTTTCTGTGCCAAAGTACTGGTCTGGAATTGTCTTTGTGTTGTCAGGATTAGACACATCGACATATTCTGCATCTACAGTAATAACAGAATGTCCACTGCCGTCATCGCCCACCGTTAAAACGGTAAAGTAGCCGTTATAGAGGGTGTATCCTTCGCTCCAGTAGATATATACAGGTTCTCCGACAGTAAAGTCATACTGCCCATACCTGAGGGTCACGGTTAAAGTTCCGTTTTCTACTGCACCTACGGCCTCGTAAGAGCTGTTCCAAGTCTTCCAGACAACTCGGTGAGACAGGTAGCTTGTAAATTCTGCAGCTGAAACAGAAAGCACCTTGTCAATCAAGCTGTACTCGCGAGACCAGATTATGCCTCCCCACACGCAGACGCCGTTACGGACTACGTACAGAGCTGTTTTAGCTGGAAGAGTGTTCTCGTAAACATTTAGGTTGTAAGTATCTTCGGTGATAGCAATGTCACCAGTAAAAGTTCCAGCTTCTGTTAGCGAGCGAGAGTAGGAAACACTTCTAAATGGTATCTCAGCAAGAAGCTCGTTAGTCATAAGGTCGCAAACAAAGTAGCGGTAATCTACCGCCCCTTCAACGCCTTCAGTTCTTACTGCCATCTTTTGTCCTTGAGTGTCTTTGTATTAGTTTACCAGCTAGCCAATCCAACCAGAGCGGTAGTAGATGGTGGCACTGCCTCCAGTTGGAAAATCTTGAATGGTAATGGTGTTGCTTCCGGGCTGAAGGTAAATCCAGTCAACCAAAACTGCAACCTTGCTTCTGCCATTAGCGACATTAACTACAGAAGACCCCGAATATTGGACTTCCAAAACTTCTCTGTTGTACGTGTCAAGCTCTAGTCTTTTATCGCTAACAGTCGCCCCAATAATTGAAATTGATTTGTCAGAAGTTGTATTAGTTATGGTGGGCGGGTTAGCCGAACTGGGGATACTAAATCCAAGAGATAGCTCAATAATTATTGGAACTGGAGTATTTCCAGAATTGGTTATCGTAGTGCTGCCGCTTCCAGAGCTCTCGGTTATTGTTGTGGACTGGTAGCCGTCAGGGTCCCCGTCAACAAATTCGTACTTGATTGGGTCAACTGCCTTGAGGCCGATAGAGAAATTGTGCCGACCACGAGCATTGACGCTTGTAATTTGAGGAGCCCCGCTTAGACGCACTTTGGCAGCTCTCTTATTGGTGCCATCTTCCGTAACAATTAGGTAGCCTGAAGTCGTGGTCTTTACCATGGGCGAGAGGTAGTCCAACAAGGTTGCCCTAGCAGCTGCAGCATCCTCTGGCTCCTGCGGCATAAAAGAACCACTTAGAGTCATAATTCTGTTGGACCATCGGCCAATAGCGTCGTAAGAGCCGTCGCCCCAACCGCGGGGGAGGTCAGGAAGCTCTACCTCTGGAAGTGTCCACCATCCCTCGATATCAGACACTACCCAAACAACATTGTTGGAATCAATAGTGTTTAAGGTGAGGCCAGTTTCAGTTGCAGGATTCCAAAGCTGAATGCCGCCCTCTAGCTTCATTCCAGAGAGGAATGGCTCTGGGTAAGGTGTTAAGGCCCTATTTACAAACTTGTTTTCTTCACCTTGGTTTGTGGTGGAATCTACGGAATCATAAAACTCGGTCACTAGATAGCACCCTTCTTAATCTCAAATGCAAGCCTTCTGGAAACGGCTGCTGCAAGTTCTCTCTCGTCCATTCCAGGAGACGGGTTGACAGTAATGTTGATGCCGCCACCAGTCTTTTCTAGAGCCTCAATTAGAGCGTAGTCTCTCTTAGACAGGCCTCTCTCATCTAAGGGCTCGACGCGCTCTGGCTTTCCTGCTTCTGCAATCTGAGCAATAGTTCCACCAACAGAAGGTGCAACAACTCCACCTTCTGCAAGTCTAGGAATCTTTAGAAGACGAGCTGGGGGGATGTCTAGGCTTCTACCTCCAATAAGAGGAACCCAGTCGGGTACCTTTAGTGAGTTTAGGTTCTTAAGAAGTCCGTTGTTCCAAGACTTAAGAACTTCATTGATTAGGAATTCGAAGAAGCCTATAACTCCGTTAATCATTCCCTTAATGACGTCAGCAATGCTGAAACTCTTTATGGACTCTACAAAGTCATCCCAGCCTGCGGTGAGGTTTGTCCAAAGCGTATTAAAGAAGCTCTTTATGTTTTCTACAACATTTCCTACAATGTTCTGGAAAGCAGCAAAGATTTCTTTACCTTTTTCAGTCTGAGTAAAGAAAAACTGCAGGGAAAGTATCAAAGCACTTATTGCTATACCTATAGGGCCTCCGACTAAGAACCTTCCAATCTTAAGGAAAACTCCAAGAACTCTTCCAACAACTCCAAATACAGTTCCTAGGAGGCCACCTACAAATTTAAGTGCGTTTCCAATTGCTCCAAAAATTTTGGGGCCGTTTTTCTTAAAGAACTCAAATATGTTCTTAGCGCTTAGGAATGCTCCTACAAACGCAAAAACGTTTCCAAGAATAACTAGGAAGATATTCTTGAGCTGCTCGAAGAAGAAAGTAAAAGCCGTTACGATAGCAAAACCTCTAGTTACCAAATCAATAAATTCTTTGTTCTGAGTAAAGAAGTCAGTAACTGGCCCAATTAGCTCTCTTAGCGTGTCAAAGAACAGCTGGGGGGCACCTTCGTCAGCAAAGGCAGCAAACAGTTCTCCTAGCTCTGTAATTAGGAGAGCTAGGTTCGGAGCCGCATCTGCAAATGCCTTAAAGATGTTGTCCCAGTTTTGCTGGTTGCCTTCTTCGCTAAGAATTTTAAAGAATTCACCTATGTTTGGATTAGCTCCAATTTTTAGGAATGAGTCAAAAACTTGCCCCAAGAAAGTAACTACAGGACCAAAGTTATCTGCCAAACCTTTGTATGTATCTCCAAGCTTTCGACCTTCGTCGGTGACATTCCCTTGGTCATCTACAAGGCTGGCAAATCCGCCTGTAAGTAGTTCTAAGTAGTCAAGAATCGAGTCAATTGCTCCAGAGTCATTGAGGATTGTAAAAAAGTCACCAAGGCCGTTAAAGATGTTGCCAATAATTCCAAAGAGTCGAGAGCCAGTAGCAAAAGCGTCACCGAAGAATGAGTCTAGGCCGTTTTTCTCTAGTTCTTCATTCCACCCCGTTAGGCTGTCTCTGACAAACTCCAAGAACTTTGTTCCAATGCCGTTTGCGTCATTGAAGAACCTAAAGAAAAGCTCAGCAAACTCGCCAATAATTTCACCAATTAGAGGAATGTTGTCTCTTATATTGGCTAGGAACTCATCTACTTCGGCTTTTGTGCTGTCATCCAAGAAATTATCAAAGATGTTCTCTGCACCAGTACCGAGAGCAGTTCCAATTTCAGTGAGGCGCTCTTCTAGAAGAGGAAAATACTGGTCGGTCAGCTTTGTAATTTGGGTCTCAAGTACAGGCAAAAATCCTGAAGCAACGGCTTCTTTTAGTATGTCGAGTTTAGGACGAAGCCCTACAAGAAACTGAGCAAATTGTTTCTGAGATTCTGTTAGACCAGCGTATGGGTCCGAGCCACCGCTTTGATTTAGAGCCTGAGGCCCCTTAGCAACTTCGGCATTGAGGTCTTGAGTGCGGTCTTTAGCCTTGCGATATGCGAGCTCTGCTTCGTCGTAGGCAAGCTTTGCTTCACGACGAGCAGCGGAGTTTGGAGGCAGGTCAGCTGTACGGCGAAGGTTCTCTAAGGCCTTTTCCAAGTTAAGGGCTGCACGCCCTTCGGAAAGAGCGGCCTCTTCTGCTTGGAATTGGAGTTGCTGAAACTCCTCTGTAATGTCGGCAATAGATTTGCCTAGCCCTTGATTTTGTTTAGTTGCAGCAGCCACTGCCTGACTTATGCCGCCTAAAGCAAATTGGGCAAAAGAGGCAGCAAGTCTGACTTGTATAAATGCCGAAGCAAGACCAGCTATCGCAGGAGCCGCTCGTCCTACTGCAGCAACAAGGGCAATTAGACCGCCAACAAGGGCGCTAATTCCTCCAACTAGAGCAGTAAGACCAGTTCCCACTACATAGCTAGTACGAACCAAGCTTCGGAACGCCAGACGAGCTTGCTCGGCGTCTGGAGCTAGCTGCTGGAGCCCAGAGGAAACTTTTTGAAATATGTTTCCAGAGCCAGCGTTGAAGCCTCGAGTAAAAGCTTGACCAATGCTTTCACCACCTACTCGGGCGTCAGGTAGCGCGGCACCGCCGATTCTCTTAAGTTGCTGTCTTAAATCATTGTCAAAACCAGTTGTAATGGCTCTAACAATAATGTTAGCTTCACCGACTACGGCCATGTGCTACCTCACCCCCTCTTATCCAAGCGGAGCGTCTAAGTCCGAGCCAAATGGCAACACCGAATCGGGGTTGAAATTAGTCGGAGGAATGTACGGTTTAGTCTCTCCCGTATTAAAGACAGGGTCGTCAAATCCGATATCGCTTCCAGCGTTTTTCGGAATATACGTTCTGCCATTTTGCTGGTTCTTGCTTGACACACCATATTTGTATGTCTTGTCATATAACAAGTAGAGCTGAGTCCGATATGCGGTAACCGCATCTGCTTCTTCCGCAGAAACGAAACGCATGTCATCTTCCATGAGGTAGTGGAGAACATCTGTCATTTCAGTTGCTTCCATCTCACTCAATCTCAGTCCACTAGCCAAGGCTTTACCATTCACGTAAGGCCAGAGGTCAACCGCCCAGGTTAGGATTCCTCTGGCTGCTGATTTGGGCGTCCCGAGTACTCCTCAATCAACCAGCTAACGATTTCTCCCAGTGTTTCCATAGTTACAATGCGCTCTTTGTCCTCTAGAAGTGCATTGAATCTTTCTAGACTTTCGTCTACAAGAACTTTGTCAAAGAAGGTAGAAACTACCCCCATTGCCTCGACAGAATCTTCCGACTGAGACTTGGAAACCAAGTCCATCAGCACCTTACCCTGAATGGTAGGAATAGCCGTAAATTCTTCATCGTGAACTTTAAATACAAGTGGTTCGGCGGTTACTTCTCCGCCAGAGCCAAAGTCCTTAAATCTGCTGCTCATTTATGTCCTCTATCAATAGTGTCTTTACTGGTTTTTCCAGCAATACTATTGTACCTGAGAGGGGATATAGTTGTTTGGAGCTACCTAATGTTTATAGGCCTTGTAAGGTGAGTTCTCATTGGTGTAGTTAGATACCTGTTAGGTCTAGTTCCCGGGTGATTTACTGTAGGAGTTTTAATTAGTCGTGTGCCCGAACGAAATACGAGAACTGGACTTTCTTTTGCAGTAATTACGTGAGGCCTAGTTCCCTCATGGTGCATGTAGGCATAGCTTTTTTTGGCACCAATCCATAGGTACTGACCAGTTACATTCCCCGAGTGCCTCATGTGAATAGAGGCCTTAAGTGCTCCTGTTTGTACGCCCACTTGTCTTTTTGCGCTTCTGACAATTGCATTGCCTCTACGCTCTAAAGCCCACCAAAGTTTTCCAGCAGGGGTGTTCAAAATTGTTCTAAGTCTGGCTTTATATAGTCTTACTCTGTAAGTAGAGTAGACCAGCGGTATGAATCCTCGGCCGCCGCCTTTACGCATATATTTGAGGCTTTTTAAGTACCTCTTTGCGTAATACCCACCTATGCTATCTGGCAGACCATACATTTTATGGGACCGCCATAGTGACTGTCATTTCAGTCGTTTGAAATCCGCCCTCTGGAGGGTTAACAGCTAGAGTAGCAATAACGCCAACTCCATACCCTGTGTCATCCCACTGGTCTAGCTGGTTGATTGATTCCATCAAAACCCAAGAGTCAATAGCCATGACCTCCGAGGCCTGCTCGATTCTCTCTGGAGCAGGAGGTCTACCGTTCTGCTGAACGATAGGGGTTTCGCGAGAAATTGAAATTGTTATGGTTGCACTCCTAGGAACGTGGCAACGCTGCGGTTCGCCAACCTCCGCTCCCGGAGAGCCTAGATACATCTGCTGGAAATAGATAACTAGCTGTTCGCAGTCAACAGCGGGAGTGGCCATCGTCCAATAACGACGACGTGGCAGCTCCACGTTGTATGACTGAAAAACAGACTGTACCCTCTCCAGTACGCCTGCCATCATGTCTCTGAGATTTACCGCATCCTCAGAGACACCAGTTAGGTCTAGTTCCTGACTTACCATTGATTACTCCGAAGGAGGTGTAACCTCGTCTAGAGTTGGAGCAGGAGCCTCTACGGTCTCCTCAACAACAGAAACAGCTGGCTCTACAACGATTGGCTCTGGCGTTGGAGCTGGAGCAGATACGCGTGGAGCAGGGGCTGCCTTCTTTGCGGGCTTCGCGGCACCCAGCATGTCCTGGGCACGGAAGTTAGTCTGAATTGACATATTTTCCTTCTTTCTTAGTACATCGTAACTTTTAAGTTACCTGTAGCTAGTTCGACCAGACTCTCGACACCATCACCATCAGTGCTCGATGAGTAGAGTGTCCATGTTCCTGGGTCCACCAACCCCAGTGCAGTTTTTGCACTTGTGTAAGGAATGGTGAAATCTAGTGTGTCATCGCTGTCATCGAGAGTAATCGATGCTGCGGGCAGTGTCACAGAAGTGGTGTCTCCGTAATTCCTCAAGATAACTTTTGGAGTGTAAGTGGAGTTTAGCGGGAAGAAGTTACTTAAATCAGTTCCGCTGTCTGCTGACGTCCAGCTAATCGAGCCTGTTGGCTGAGAAAGCGTGAGGTCGAAGTCTGCATTTGCGGTCAGCTTAAGAGGCTTTGCTGTGTACTTACGGGCGCGAGGAGCATCTACAGAGAAAACCTTAGAGCGACGACGGGCGTTGTCTGGGTTTACCGTTTTAAGGAACAGGTCAATCTCGTATAGTCCCGTGCGGAGCTCGTCGATAAATTCTTGGTTGTCTAGGATGGTGTAAGAGACGCCCTGACGTGAAACGGAAGTTACACGCTGAGGCAGCTCACACATCTCGTCGCCAGCCCAAAGGCGAGCAAATTCAATGGCTAGCTTACGGGCTGCCATCTTGCCAGCAGTTGGAACTGCAATTCCGTACTGATAAGTAATTTCTACGTTACAAGGAGTCCAAGGCGTGCCAGCCTTGATGTGAATAGTTGAGTGGTCTACGAGGTAGTAGCTCGATGGGTCAAGAACAACGCCGTTCTTGTTTCGCATCGAGATAATCTTAGTTACTGGACGCCCTCTGAGTCGGATTCTTGCGTCTGGCGAGAGTCCGTCAGCAGTGAGCTCAGAGTATTCGTCATAATCTCCTGACGGAATATTATAAACATCACCGCCGAATAGTA